CAAACCAATCATATTCAGGATTCTTCTGAATATAATTGTTGATCTTTTTGCGCATTTGCTTTGTAAATGTCTTCTTCATTTCAGAATTAAAACGATTATATTTAGCAACGGCACGTTTATTTCCACGATTAGTTGTTCTATACGCAGATGCCGCGCTTGATCCTAATGCAGCTAATCCACCAAGACCGGCAATTGCGCTATAACCTGCCAATGCACCATTTTTAGTTTTCTTAGATGCTAAACCACCTATAGCACCAGCGCCTAGCAACGTTGCACCACCAATAGCACGAGATTTTGCCAGATCTTTTTGACCTCTTTTACTCGTCTTCTCTTTTAAATCAGCATTCTTTATAAGAGATCTTTGATAATAATCGGCTAGTCTCTTCATGTTACCTTTGGCTAACGCTTTTCTAACGCCCCACTTCATGCCTCTAATACCATAGTGGGCTAGATATTCAGAGGAGCGGGTTACTCCATAATATGAACTCATTTTGATTACCCCCCCCGTTTATCCACGGGCACGACGGCGCTTCTTTGCTGGCACGCCATTCGCATATTTAGTTCCGGCAAAAGTTCGATCCATTTCGGCCTTCCACTTGGCCGCTTTGATAATATTCCGGTCAGCAGTCTTGGCACGGTAAGCATTTCGTGCGGCAGCAACACCAAGTCCGGCAGCACCTAAAGCAGCAACACTGCGAGCTACTTGGTCACGATTGATTTTTCCTAAAATGCTGGAATTGTCAGGAGCTGTTGTAGTAATAATTTGACTGGTCCAGCCTACTCTTTTTCCGTTTTTATAAACGGGAACATTGCTGACAAGTTCAGAAGTGGCTTTATTCTTTAATGCTTTTTTGCCCCAATTCTGAATTGCATTTTCAGCTTTTGCACTGGCCAAATTATATTTTGATGCTCCGGATGCTGTCTTTATAGCAAGTTTATTTAAAGCATCAGCATTAGCAGTTCCTTTAAACAAATTTGTTCTTGCCAGCTGTGCCATCGCATTTGATGCTAAAGATCTATACTTGGCAGGTCTACTAACAAGATAACCAACCGCATTACCTACGCCTTGTGTTCCAGCTGCAGCCAAACCGCCAAGTTTAGCAGCTCCAAGACCATAAGCAATTGCGCGCTTCTTGTACTTATCTTTGTTAGTACCGAGTTTCATAAGCTTATTAAGCTTTCTTTCAGCTTTAATACGCTGTCTGCGAAGAGCTCTGTCACTGCCTCGTTCCAAAGCTCTTCTAACTCCCCACTTCATACCTTTAACGCCATAGTGGGCTAAGTATTCTGAGGAGCGTGCTACACCATAATACTGAGGCATATCACTGGCCTCCTTATTTTACTCAAAAGCGTCCCGATGCATCTTGTAAGCAACAAGAGCATCCATCAGTGCGGCAACACTGTCGATCTTCTGATCATTCCGCTTTTTGTACAATTTCCGGTTACCATTTGTGTCGGTCAATGTGATACAGTTGCCCATGGTAAAGGTCATCATCTCCTGGTCGAAGATCAGCATCCGATCTTCTGCCAGATGCTTGATTTCACCCAGCGGAACACTCTCTGTCCTGGATCCCTGAATAACCTTAACAATACCAAAAGGTCCATTCTCCATTGCCCAACGTTCTATGAATTCTTTGGCATAGTACGGGTCGTAACCAACACACCGCACATCGTACTTATTCTCCTCAATATACCGCTCCAGATCATCATAGACATCCATGATGTTCAGAATTGTGCCATCCATAACCATTAGACTGTTCTCATTAATGAACTCATCATATTTGGTCCTGGTGGCATTCGGCAGATTGATGAAAGTTGACGAAGAAATATAGTTCCGCGTCTTAACGCCAAAGGATCCGTCTCGCAGCGGAAACAGGAACGTGAATGCGCAGAAGTCATCGCCTCGTGAAAGGTCGATGCCCATACCGCATGGCATATTCCAGAAACTCCTCTTTGGATGCTTCTTCGTTTCCCCTGTTGTAAAGAAGTAAGTATATCCTTCAAGCGGCAGACCAAACCGTTTCGCCAGAATATCATTGCGGGCTTCTGGGGCCTGTTCGGCTCTCTCAACATCCAACTGATATGCCTCATAGCTGACGGTCTTGCCAATATTCGGATTCGCCTTCACCCACATACGAGGATCAGCGACTTCTTTAACATCGTCCAGTTTGTAATACCAGATGCTTACGTGAATTGCCTGGTATTCGCCCTTTAGAATCTTCATCAATTCCATTTTGATGTTATCGCCGCTGGAATTTCGAACTGTTCCTTCAGAGCTCGTTGCCAAAATCACATAGTCATCCAGTTTGGAAGCGCCCTGCTCGATTGCTCCTATGACGTCTTCGCGTATATCACCCGACAGCCATTCGTCAACCGTCGCAACTTTAGGACGCAGGCCCTGCAGTTTATTGATTGTCATCGGACGCGGTTCAATAATCGAGCCATTTAAAAAGTTTTGAATGCCAAGTTTCGTGGATGCCAGCTTTGGCCGGTTAGCTTTATTGCCGGTTGTATTCTGCAGGCTTCCTTCTGTCAGGAATTTAAACAACGGACCAGGAGCCCTCGTAATCGCAGTTCGAATCGGACCTAATGTCTCGTCCGCCTGTCGAATCGTAGGAGCAGTAACAATCTGGTCTGTTGCGGTTCGGTCCATATTCAGAAAGAAACTTTGAACACAACTGTCATAAATGCTCTTCGCGGCACCCCGGCCAACGATCAGGTATTGCTTTGTAATCAGGCGCTTCTTGATCGTCTGAGTTTCATAGTGCACGCTGTAACCATCTGGTCCGGTAACGGGCACATTCTTCTCAACGAAGTAATACCATCCAAATAACTGTTCAGCCCATAACTTAAAAGACGGCAGCAACTTCAAAGGGCTGCCATCAGTTAATGTCATTTCACCTTCGCAGTAATTAATGAATGCTTCGACTGGCTGTGGGTCATAATAAACCCCAGGATTATCGATAAGCTCCTGAATGCGGTACATCTCCATGGAAATTTCTCGGCATACAGGAATCTCGCCCCGAATCACCTGTTCACGAAACTGTGCAAAATATTTCGGCGTGGCTGTATTAGAAAGGTAAAGCAATTAATACCTTCTTGTCTTTCTTGCATGACTCCACCAGTTTGAACGACTTCCGTAAGGAACACTATCTTCGGTCGCCCTTTGCCATTCATCAAAGTCTGAAGTTTGATTGTATGTTCCAGATTTGTTATACCTGGCACTTCTTATGGCTGATTTAGCTCGCTCCCATCTAGATGGCGGTTCTGTAAATGTATCGTCACCTTTTCTACGCACGCTGCTTCCATAAGATGAATTAAACACTTGAGAACGCCAGTCTCCATTTGTCATTCTATCAAGAAATGCATTGGCACTTTCCATGTTCTGGTTATTTATACGAGTAGTATAACCACGAACAATAGCGCTGTTTATGTCATCATCAAATTTACGTTCTCGTTCTGCAAGCTTCTTCTTCTCATTATATTCTGCAACTGCTGTCCGTCTGGCTTGCCTTCCAACATTACCACGACGTTTTTCTGCACGCGTCTGACTTCTACCGGTTTCGGCTAGCATATCGTAATAATCACGATCGGCTTTTTCATTAGCCTCTTCTCTTGCATATTTATTACGCTGCTTGTCTTTAGCACGTTGATATTTTGCTTCCTGAATAGCTAATTTTTCGCCATATTTCTTTTGAGCTTTATATTTTGCTCGTGCTCGTGCAGTTTCTTCAATCCCAACAGTTACAGCAGATCCAACACCACGAACAACACCTTCACCAATGGATCTCTTAATCCTGGTCAGCATATGTGGTGTTTCATTTCCAGAAAGTCGTCTCGCCTGATTCTCAAGATTCAAACGTTCAGAAATATTGGCAATCTGGTCGTCGCGAAGATTTTTATACTTCAAAGTACCCTGCCGAGCTTTCTGCAGATATCTCTGCATCCTGCGGTCTTCACGGCGCTCAGCAGCACGCTCTTGTCTGGCTTCTCTTCGAACTGCAGCCTGTTCTTTTCTAATGGCCTTATTAGCCTGTGCACTAAGAGCCTCATCAAGTCTGGCCTGAGCTTTTGCATTAAACTGAGATTCCTTGAAATTCTTTTTGGCTTCTTTTTTAGTGGCTCTGTTTGCAGAAGCTTTTTGCCAATTGGCATTAGTCTTCTTAATACCACTTTTCATGGAGGCGCTAAGCTTTGTGGCGGCTCGTTTAAATGCGGCGCTTCTCGGCTTGTCTCCAAAAATGTGCTGACCCCACTTCATACCTTTAACACCGTAGTGCATCAATTCATTAGGGTCATCCGTCACAGCATAATATTTCACGAGTCGTCACCTCCATTCTGTTTATTTTGATTTTCAACGTGCTCTTCTTCCATCTGCTCGTATTCAGCCTGATGATTGAGCCGCCATTCCAGTTCAGCGATCCGGTTGTTAATTGCATCCGCCACCACCGATGAAGCAGGCGGGTCAAATACCATTCGAACCTTCATATAAATGTAAGTCCGAACAGCAGACAGTAACTGTGGATCCTGAATAAACTCTGTCCACACAGTATCTGGTTCGGTGATTGAGAATCCTTCATCAGGACCGATGCCCAGCTGATGCAGCGTCATAAATTCAGCATTGATAAGCATGATAATATCCTGGTCAAAGGCTGGATCAAGCGGATCAATGTTAAGAAGCTTTTTAATGCTGATCAGTATACTGTCAATGTCTGAGATTGATGCCATCGTCGGTCCTCCTTCCTCATTTCTAATCACCAGAACCCGGTAAAGTCAACAGTCCTTGTTTTCGACTAAAGCAAACGGGCCTTGGTCTCATTTCCATGGACACATATCATTTGGGGTTCTTTCTTTTGGTAACTGTGGAAGCAAACTCGCATCACCGTAATGAATGGCATCATGTGTCTGCTTGCTTACGCATACCAAATACTCCGGATCCAAAATCCATTCAGCAGAATGTGCCAAATCTTCTATTGTCACCGGGTTCATATGATGAACATAGATTCCTCCGTGTAATTCATACCCCTCCATCGCAAGGTCTCGTCCTTCATCCCGAATAATCACGTCTCTTCGTATCTGTTTCCATTCAGGTGATTGATAAAACCGTTGATTTAGGTATCTGTCATACCCAAAGGTATCTCTGCCAACAGCTCCTCCAAGACGCAGGTAGTCATATCGCTCCTTGAACGTCTTTAATTGGATCAATTCCGTATATGTCTTCTTAAACATAGCTTTTAATCAGGAATTACTTCGTTCTGGAACTTCTTATAAGCATCCAAATACCATTCCTTTTTGTCACCGTTGTAGGTCAGCTCATAGTACATCCCATCAAATAGACTGGTACTTATCAGATATTTCCAATTCTGTAAGGCTTTGCATTTCCAGACGATAAAAACATCAAAATCAGGTTCTGGGTCAGACTTATCCAAATGCTCTGCAACGTAGTTCAATACAAGCTGAATAGCTCTCTCGTCCATTTTTTCACTCCTCTAAAAACGTACTTTAAATCACATCCGAGCCATGCGGTGTGTAATTCTTGACTGCTTCGAGGACCTGCATGTACAATCCCTGCCGATCTTTCTCAGCTTCAATTGCTTCAGTCTTTGCAGTCAACAGTTTAATCTCCTCTTCAAGCTTTTTACGCTCATATCTCTCTCGCACAGAACCAAGTTTCAGGTAATGCGTGATCACTTGAGAGGATGCAGTTCCATTTCGCAACTGTTCTTCTGCCAAATCAATGGCATATGCGATCATTTGGTCCTCGCGACCCTCCGGAGTGATCGCTGGAGCCTGCCTAATAGTGACTTCTGCAGGAACTTTGGTCTTACTTTTCATAGGCTTTCACTCCTTTCTATACAGCTTTTGCCAGAAGGGTAGTCTGTTCTATTTAGTAATGAGACACTTTCATCAGAGATTCCAGGACTTTTAAGGCACAGCTGATCCAATTATAATGCGGACGTAACCATCATCCCAGAATCCCTGGTGGAAATGCCTCACCAAACACCTCCCCCGGGGAATTTCGAGAG